CCGAGATCTGTCTCATCTGGGAAGCGCCGTCCGGTGTCAACTGGAATCAGGCGTTCGTCACTCAGAAGCCCGTAGACGCTCTTCGCACCTACATCGTCGGCACTCCCGTCGGCGGAAGCGGCGTCGCCCCGGTAAAGACCGCTGATCCGACGAACTTGTACCGCGCGCCGCAGCAGGTAGACAGCCTTGTCGCTGCCAACCCCGAACTTGCCGCGATCCGCGACGTACCTCAGGCCGTATGGGTCACCGAGGGTACCTCTCAGGCGACTGTGCAGGGCTGGGTTACCGCCGCAGCGGGCAAGACGATCCCGATGTCGGTCTATGCGATCCCCGGCCGCGACAACGGTCAGTACAGCGCAGGTGGCTTCGCCGATCGTGCCGCATACCTCAACTTTCTCACCACTGTCGTCAAGGGCGGCCTCGGAAATGCGCCCGCGATCATCGCCTACGAGGCTGACGCTCTCGGACTCTCGCGCAATCTCGACGCGACGACGAAGGCTGAGCGCCTTGAAACGATGCGGCAGGCCATCGACATTCTCGCCACGATTCCGAACGCCGAAGTCTACGTGGACGCTTCCGGCTGGGTCCCGCCCGTCGAGCAGGCCGATCTTTTGCGTCAGATTGACGTCACGCGGATCGAGGGCTTCGTCAACAACGTCTCTGGCTACGAGTCTGAGGCAACCGTGCTCGCCTACGGCAACTCCGTCATCGCGGAGTTGAACAACCTCGGAATCACCGGCAAGAAGTTCGTCATGGACACTTCGCGCAATGGTGCCGGACCGCTTACCGCTGACTTTCCGGGCTCTCAGCCATGGTTCAGCGCAGGTCAGACGTGGTGTAACCCGCCGGGCCGTCGTCTCGGCCGTCTTCCTGGACTCGTTTCAGATCAGCCGAATGTCCGCGCCGCTCTATGGATCAAGAACCCCGGCGAGTCTGACGGCAACTCGCCGCAGCTCAACTCCGGCGTGCCGAACACCTTCGTCTCCAGCTATTACGGAGCTTCTGCACCCAACGCTGGCGTCTTTTGGCTGCCTCTCGCGCGCGATCTGCTCGGACTCACCCCGACCCCGGGCAGCACGTCACCGACCGGCACGGCACACTTCGGCACCCTCTCGACGAACTTCAACACCGACATGGGGCCGTTTACGGCTGGATCTAGCGGTCCGACGATTGTTGACGGCCGACTACGTATTCCCGTCGGCGTTGGCATGTACGAGAACCGCGTGACACCGGCTTCGTACACGCTCAAGGGCGGCGTTACCGCCGCACGGGTCTACCCGCCCACGGCAAACGGCGCGGCCTACGCCGAAGTGCTCATGGAGATCAAGTCTGCGACTGAGGGCACGCGCCTCGTCGTGATCGTCGGCACTGGTACGAGCGGTGGACTCACCCTCGGTTCGCAGTCTGGCTACTGGGACCCGAACGCCGTCGTTTTGCCCTATGATCCGGTAGCTCACGCCTACGTGCGTATGCGCGAGAGCGCGGGCACCGTTTATTGGGACACGAGTTCCGACGGCGTTACCTGGGTGAATCGTCGGACGCTCGCTACGCCTGCCTGGGTCAACAATGACACGACGCAGGCGCTCCAGTTCACGGGTAACCGCGACACGGGTGCGACAAACTATGCCGAAGTTGACAACTTCAACATCTCGGCCGCTGCCCCGATCGCCTTCACCGGCACCCTCGCTCTCAGCAGCGTCGGCAACGTCAACCTCATCGGCCGTGCGACTCTGCGTGCGGCGCTTGCTCTCTCCGGCGCTGGCATCTCGGCCTTCTCATCTCGTCTGATCACGCGCGGCGCTTTTGCAGCGGACGGCAACGGCGCGTTGAATCTGATCGGCCGTCCGTCGTCCAGTGGCAGCGTCGCTCTCACTGGCATCAGTTCACTCGTCACAACGGCGCGGTTGACACTCAAGGACACTTTAAGCGCGGCGGGCGCGGGCTCACTGAGCTTCACCGGCCGCCCGATGTTCCGCAACGCCGTCACCGCAGCGGGCAGCGGCACTCTGAGTCTCTTCGGAACCGCTGAGGGCGCAAACGCCCGAGGCGGTCCCGTCACGTTGACGTCGACCGGTACTCTGACCCTCGCTGGACGTACCGCCGTGCGCGGCACGATCACTCTCGGAAGTGTCGGCGCGCTGACCTATGCATCTGCCGTAAGCATCAGCGGCAACATCACGTTGACGAACTTCGGCGTGCTCGCTCTCGCAGGCGAGATGCGACCACATTATGTCGGCAACCTCGTCGGCGTCGGCGTCGGCACGCTCATCGTCACCGGACGAGCTACTGCCGCAGCGCGTTGGCGCTTTCGCGCACTCGCTGAGATCGTCTTCGGCGAGGGCTCCGGCTTCGCGCTGGGTTACGTCGAAGGCGATGTAGTGCCAGACATCGTTGTTGACCTTTATCCGTTGATTGCGCAGCGTCTCGTGGAGCGGCGCAATGACTAACCCCGACGCCTCAAGGAGGCACTGATCATGCCATCTGGCGGCGCCCGACCTCGTTCCGGCCCGGCGAAGGACCCTGATGCTCTTCGCCGGGATCGGCCGAGTGATAAGGCCGCGTGGATTACTCTTCCCGCGACCCGCACCGACCCCGCTCCTGACTGGCCGCTGCCCTCGCCTGCCTCTGATGAAGAGCAGCTCATCTGGGAAAGCGAATGGACCCGACCGCAGGCGTATCAGTGGGAGAAGCTTAATCTTGAGATGTCCGTAGCCCTATACGTCCGACGCCTCGTCGAGGCGCAGACGCCCGGCAGCAAGCCGAACGTCGGCACGCTGGTGCGTCAAATGCAGGACGAGTTAGGCATTTCTATTAGCGGAATGCTCAAGCATGGTTGGACGATCTCGGTACAGCCCGATGAAGCTCCGCTGACAGTGCCCCGCGCACCTCGAACGGTCAAGAACTCCGCCCGCGACCGCTTCAAGATCGTCCCCGCTGTCGCTGAGGACGACCCCGACCCCGACGACTGACAGGAGGACCGAGATGCCGTCGAACGCAGCGTTCGACCCCTCGGTCGACTTCGTCGTCGACTACCCGACGCTCGGCCCGCTCATCATCGACTGGGTCGAGGCGCACTGCGTCATCCCCGACCGCACGCAGGTCGGCGAGCCCTTCGTGCTGTCGTCGTGGCAGGCTTACAACGTCTTCAATCACTACCGCGTCAAGCCGAACGCCATCGGCGTGCCCGCTGGGCAGCTCAACTCAGCCTTTCACTACCGCCGCTCACTCACTGTGCGGCCTCAGAAGACCGGCAAGGGACCGTTCTCGGCCGCCGTCATCCTTGTCGAGGGCGTCGGCCCGGCGCTGATGAACGGGTGGGCGAAGGGCGGCGAAGTCTACGACTGCCGCGACTACGGCTGCGGCTGCGGCTTCGTCTACTACTACGAGCCCGGCGAGCCCATGGGAACCCCGTGGTCGACGCCCCTTATTCAGATCACCGCGACGTCCGAAGAGCAGACTGACAACATCTACGGCGCTCTTCGTCCGATGATCGAGAAGGGTCCGCTCTCCGAGCTGATCCCGAAGACCGGCGAAGAGTTCATCCGCCTGCCCGGTGACGGTCGCATCGACACCGTCACGTCCAGCGCCCGCTCTCGCCTCGGTCAGCGCGTCACGTTCGTCGCCATGGACGAGACGCAGCTCTGGACGCCCGCGACTGGCATGGTCAAGGTCGCCGACACTCAGCGACGAGGTCTCGCAGGCATGGGCGGGCGCGCGTGGGAGACCACAAACGCCTGGGATCCGAGTGAAAACAGCGTCGCTCAGAACACCTACGAGGCGAAGGTCAACGACATCTTCGTCGACTTTCCTCAGGCACCGCCTGCGAGCGTGCTCTCGTACAAGAACAAGCAAGACCGGCGCAAGATTCACCGCGCTGTCTACGCAGGCTCGCCGTGGGTAGACCTCAACTCGATTGAGGCCGAGGCCGCCGAGCTGGCGGGCCGCGACCCTCAGCAGGCCGAGCGATTCTTCGGCAACCGCCTCGTCTACGCGAAGGGCACCTGGCTCCCCGAGGGCCGCTGGGAGAACACGACCGCGAACCGCGTCATCGAGCCCGGCGCGCTCGTCTGCGGCGGCTTCGACGGCTCCGAGAACAACGACCACACCGCGATCCGGCTCGAAACCGTCGACGGCTTCCAGTTCACCCCGACCTACGGCCCCGACAAGCGGCCGACGGTCTGGGACCCGGAGGAGTTCGGCGGCTCGATCCCGCGCGAGGAGGTTGCCGCCGCGATCGACGAGATCTTCGAGACCTACGACGTCGGCCGCTTCTACTGTGACCCGCAGGACTGGCGCAGCGAGATCGGCGAGTGGGCACTTGCCTACGGCGACAAGAAGGTCGTCGAGTGGGCGACGAACCGCACCTCGGCGATGTACGACTCCCTCCGCCGCTTCGAGGTCGACCTCCAGACCGGCCGACTGACGCATGACGACGACAAGATCACCGCGATCCACGTCGCCAACGCGCGCAAGAAGGCGATGCCCGGTCAGAAGTACATCCTGATCAAGCCTGCCGATCATCAGAAGATCGACGCTGCCATGGCCAGTGCGCTCGCGCACGAGGCTACGCGCGACGCGCTCGATGAAGGCTGGGGCAAGCCTGTCTCCCGACGCATCCGCGTCTTCCGCTGACCGAAACAACCCGAAGGAGCCGCATGGCGCTCAGCAAGCAGGAAGAGGTGATCTTCAACCGCCTCTCCACCCGCATCCGCCGCGAGGCTGCCGCCCTCCAGCGTCTCGACGACTACTACAACGGCATGCAGCGCCTTGAGCAGCTCGGTCTTGCGATCCCGCCCGAGCTGCGTCGCTTCATCGTCATCGTCAACTGGTGCCGCATCGCCGCCGACTCGCTCGAAGAGCGCATCGACTTCGAGGGCTTCCGCTACCCGAACAAGGACAAGCGCGACCCCGAGCTGTGGCGCATCTGGCAGGCGAACGGTCTCGACGAGGAGAGTCAGAAGGCGCACCTCGACGCGATCGTCTTCGGTCGCAGCTTCATCGTCGTCGGCATGGGTGATCGTCCCGACACCCCGCTCGTCACCGTCGAGTCTCCGCAGGAGATGGCGGTCGAGTACAACCCGCGCACGCACAAGGTCTCCGCCGCCCTCAAGCTCTACAAGGACGACAGCGACGGCGCGATCATCGAGCGCGCGACCCTCTACCTGCCGAACCAGACGATCTGGCTCAAGCGCGGGCGCTCGCTCAACGCGAACGGCTGGGTCGAGGACACCGACATCACCGCGACCGGCCGCAACGAGCACGGCCTCAACGCCGTCCCGGTCGTCCCGCTCGTCAACCGTGCCCGGCTCAAGAACCCGCACGGCGTCTCTGAGATGGTCGACGTCATCGACCTCGTCGACGCTGCTGCTCGTGCTCTGACCCTCGCGCAGCTCGCTACCGAGACGCTCTCGGTGCCTCAGCGCGCGATCCTCGGTGCCTCCGCGAACGACTTCGTCGACGAGAACGGCAACGATCTCCCGACCTGGGAGGCGTACTTCGGCGCGATCTGGGCGCTGGAGAACCCGCAGGCGACGATCACGCAGTTCGACGCCGCCGATCTTGCGAACTTCGACAAGATCGTCACGCTCTACGCGACCCTCGTCAGTTCGGTCACCGGCCTCCCGATGCGCTACTTCGGGCAGAACACCGCGAACCCGCCGTCCGAGGGCAGCATCGTCGCCGACGAGACGCGCCTCATCAAGCACGCCGAGCGCCGTCACCGCGCCTGGGGCGGCTCGTGGGAAGAGGTCGCTCGCCTCGTCAACCGCATCAAGACCGGCGACTGGGACGACAACCTGCTCTCGCTGGAGTCGATCTGGCGCAACCCCGCGACCCCGACGCAGGCTCAGACCGCCGACGCCGCCGTCAAGCTCGTCCAGGCGGGCATCCTGCCCGTCGAGGCGGCCTGGGAAGAGCTGGGCTACTCGCAGACGCGCATCGACGCCCTCCGCAAGATGCGGAAGGCCGAACTCGACGACGCTGACGCTCTCGCACGGGCCGCCGCTCGCTACATGGTCCCGCCCGACGCTCCGATCGAGGACGAGACGCCCCCGACGGAGGCTGAGACGCCGTGACCGCACCGCTCGCCGCGCTCCAGCAGTACGACGAGCAGGCCGCGCTCGCCTCGGCGACCGTGAACGACGCTCTCGCCCTCTGGCGGCAGCTCGATCCGGCCGCGATCTCCGCCTCGTGGCTCGCTGACGACGTCGGCGCTCGCCTCTTCGTCGCGCTGAGCACCGCTCAGGAACTCGCCGCGACCCGCGCGGACCCGTACACGACGCGCGTCCTCGCCGAGCAGGGCATCACGATCTCCGCCGAAGGCGAGGTCGTGCCGCTCTCGCTCGCCGGGATCTCGTCCGACGGTCGCCCGCTCGAAGATCTGCTGCTCCAGCCCGTGATCACGACGGTCGCGGCGCAGTCGAAGGGCATGCCCCTCGATCAGGCGATGACGATGGGCGCGAACGCGCTCACCCGCATCGTCGGGACGCAGGTGCAGGACGCCTCACGCGCCGCTGCCGGGATCTCCGTTGCTACCCGGCAGAGGGTCGGCTGGGTTCGCATGCTGACGCCGCCGTCGTGCGGCCGATGCGCGATCCTCGCCGGTCGCTTCTACCGCTGGAGCGACGGCTTCGCTCGACATCCGCTCTGCAACTGCGTCAACGTGCCCAGCGTGGAGGACACTGCCGATGACATCCGCACGGACCCGAAGGCTTACTTCAACTCCCTCTCCGAGGCTGAGCAGAACAAGCAGTTCGGGGCCGCCTCGGCGAAGGCGATCCGCGACGGCGCGGACCCTTCTCAGGTCATCAACGCGCGACGCAAGAGGGCAGGTCTCAGCACGCCCGGAGCAGGAAACACCGGGCAGCGAGTCGACGTCTACGGGCGCAAGGTCTTCACGACGACCGAGGGCACGACAGCTCGCGGCCTCGCAGGTCGCCGACTCATCGACGAGGGCGGAGCCCGGCGAGAGCTGAGCGGCACCGCCACCCGCAACTCTTCTCGCGGCCCCGTGCAGCGAGACGTTTACACGAACCGCTCGAAGATCCCTCGGCTGATGCCTGAGTCGATCTACGAGATCGCAACCGACCAGGCTGACGCGATCCGGCTCCTCCGGCGCTTCGGCTACATCACCTGACCAGGAGCCTCTACTGATGAAGTCCCCCATGACCCTCGAAGATGCTCAGGCGCTCGCCGCCGAGTTCATCGAGATCCGGCGCGCGCAGCACGGCGACCTCCGCATGGAGGACACGACCGGCGGCGGCTCCGGTGCCCCCGAGGGCACTCCCGCAGGCGGCGCGAACGGCGGCACCCCCGTCGTCGAGCCGAAGCCCGAGGAGAAGCCCGAGGTGCCGACCCTGACCCCCGAGGAGATCGCCGAGCTGGTCGCTGCCCGCGACGAGCGCGACGCTCTCAAGCAGGCGCAGATGACCGAGGCCGAGAAGGTCGCGGAGAACGCGCGCAAGGCCGAGGAGCGCGCCGTCAAGGCGGAGCGCGATGCGGCCCGCTACAAGATCGCTGCCGAGAAGGGCGTCCCCGCTCAGCTCCTCGCAGGCGACGACGAGAAGGAGATGCGCGCAAGCGCGGACGCTCTCATCGAGTTCGCCAAGAAGTCCGGCGGCAACCCCGGCCCGATCGTCGACCCGTCTCAGGGCTCGCGCGAGACGAAGCTGGTGTCCAGTGCCGATGAGGGCCGCGCCGAGGCGCAGCGCCGCATCGCAGCCCGCAAGAAGTCCTGACCCCTCTTACCGGAAGGTAACCCATCATCATGGCGCTCACCCGCAAGTTCCCCGCCGTCCAGTCCGACTCGAAGGACTGGCTGGCCTCCCCGCACGGCACCGAGCCGAACGCGATGCCGTCGATCACCGTCGACACCGCGCTCTTCCCGGCCGATGCGAAGACCGACGGCTACATCCCGTCGGGCGTCCTCGTCTCCGAGACCGGCGCGGGTACGGGCATCTACGGCCCCTACAACGCCGCCGGGACCGGCCGCCACGGCATCCTGTTCCAGTACATCGACACGCACAACGGCGACGTCGAGTTCGGGACCGCGATGCTCGTGCACGGCTACGTCTTCGGCGCGAAGCTCCCGGGCGGCGCTGACGCCGTCGCTGCCGTCGCCGCCGACCTCCCGATGATCTACGTCTACTGACGTCGGTCGCTGACCCCCTTCTACTTCCTCAAGGAGTACACCCCTCATGGCGATCTTCTTCGACGCCGAGGTCACCCCGGACGCCCTCACCGCCTTCGTGCGTGAGCTGCCGACCCCGGACAACCTCGCCTTCTACAACGTCATCGGCGCGCAGCTCGTCGACGACCACAAGGTCAACTTCTCCGAGCTGATCGAGACGAACCGCGTCGCGTCGTTCCGCACCTGGGACGGCAACTTCCCGACCCTCGGCCGGGACAGCGCGAGCAGCTCCGAGGCGACCCTGATGCCCCTGGGTGTCCAGGCGTCCGCCCTCGGCGAGTACGAGCGTCTACAGCTCCAGTTCGCCCGCACCTCCGGCACGAACAAGGCGGCGCTGGCCAACGCGATCTACAACGACGCCGAGACGCTGACCCGCTCGATCTACAACCGCCTGGAGCTGGCCTGGGGTGACGTCCTGACCGACGGCATCCTCACGGTCCGCGAGAACGGCATCGCTGGCGACCTCGGCGTCGCTGACTTCGGCGTCGACCCGGCGCACAAGGTCAACGCCGCCGTCGCCTGGTCCGACCCGGCCGCCCTCGTGCTCGACGACCTGATCGCGTGGGTCGAGGCTTACGAGGCGGAGGGCGTCGGCACCCCCGGCGCGATCCGCATGAAGCAGAAGACCTTTCGCCTGCTGACCCGCAACGCGCAGATCGTCGGCCTCGTCAACGGCACGACCGGCACCCGCGCCCGCGTGACCATGGACGACGTCCGCGCCGTCCTGGACTCCGAGGGTCTGCCCCCGGTCGTCTTCCTGCCCGACACCTCCTTCTACGTCGAGAACCCCGGCGCTGGTGCCACGGTCGGCGACCAGAAGGTCGTGCCCGACAACCTCGTGCTCCTGACCCCGGCGAACCTGGGCGACCTCGGCTTCACCGCCGTCGGCGTCTCCCCGACCTCGCTGGAGCTGGTGAACTCTCAGGTCGCCGAGCTGACCTTCCAGGGTGCCGCCGGTCTCGTCGGCGTCGTCGAGAAGGTGGGTCCGCCCTACCGTCAGTTCACCTTCGTCGACGCCGTGGCCATGCCCATCCTGACCCAGCCGCGTCGGCTGTTCATCGCGCGCGTCTGACGCTCACGATGAAGGTCAACGCCTACGTCCATGTCCGGGGCGAGCACGGCGAGAACGCCGTCCTCGCTCCGGGCGACACCGTCCCCGCATGGGCGACCGTGACGAACGAGGCCGTGCTCGAAGCCGACGCGAAGATCCTCCCGGCTCCCGAGAAGGAGCCCGAGAAGGCTCCCGCGAAGGAGCCCGAGAAGGCTCCCGCGAAGGCCGCTCCGCGCAAGGCCGCCGCTCCCAAGGAGTGATCCAGGCGGCTCTCCGAGCCTCATCCGCCGGAGAGCCGCCTGCCCCGTGGTCGCCGCCAGCGCCTCGCTGGCGGCCTCACCTCGTTCCGCGTGTGAGTGTCTGCACCTCCTCCTGGGAGGCGCTCTGGCGAAGTCGTTAGGTGCGACACGCGATTAGCCTTCGGCGATCGGCATGTCGCGGCGACTCGACAGAAGGAACGAAGGCGAACGACCTTGCGGACCTTCGTTTCTCGGCTCACTCTCCGCGCACGAACTCAACACGCTAAGTCACTCCGACCCGAAGGGAGCCTCATGGCTCAGCTCATCGAGCGCACTGACCTGACGCTCGTCCTCGGCGAGGACATCTCCGAGGAGCGGTTCGCCGCGCTCTACCGCACCGCGCTCCGCGTCGTCTCGGCGGCCTACAACGGCAATCCCGAGGACGCGACCGGCCGCGCTGCCGAGGTCGTCTCCGGCGTCCTCTTCGGCGTACTCGTCCGCGTGCTCTCGAACCCGACCGGCGCTCGGCAGCTCTCCGCTGGCCCGGCCGCCGTGACCTTCGGAGGCAGCGACGAGAGCATCGCCGCCGTCTTCACCCTGACCGAGAGCGAGCGCGCTGACCTCGCCGCCGTCTCGGCAACTCCCGCCTCCACGCGAGGCGCGTTCACGATCCGCCCTCGGAACCGCTCATGATCTTCGACGCCGTCTTCGAGAAGGATCTCTTCACGATCCGCCGGTACGGCGTCGACGGACGCGACCCGCTCGGCAAGCCGAAGCGCAAGCTCCTCAGCTCGGTCACCGTGAACGGCCTGCTCTCGCAGACCGACACGATCGAGGGCGAGACCTTCGTCGTCGACAAGTACCGCGCGATCATGCCCGTCGGTACCGACCTTCGCGCAAGCGACGAGGTCGTCGCACGAGGCGACGTTTACACCGTGCAGGGAACTCCGGTCTCCGTGAGTGCGCCCGGCATGGCCGCCGTCGGCATCGTGCAGGCGACCCTTGAGTACATCGGCCCGGTGACCTGATGCCTGTTCCCTTCCCTGACCCGGTGCTCATCACCACGCTCGTCGACCTCCCGACCCTGTCCGAGTACACCGCCGACCGCGTTGGGACCGCCACAGACGCCACGTTGCCTGCTCTCCGCGTCGCCAAGGTCGGCGACGCTGAGCCTCCGACCGAGGAGCAGGCGACCCCGATCTACCGCATCGAGGTCTGGGCCGAAGACGAGATGACCGCAGGCGACATCGCCTGGATCATCCGCAACACCTGGCCGACCCTCGTGCCCGCCGTCGTGCGCGACGCCTACGTCTACGCACGCTGGATCGACATCGACCCTCGCCCGCTGCCCGACCCGAGCACCGGACTTCCCCGGTACCTCATCGACGTCGGCATCCGACTCTCAGGAGTGCATCCCTCATGACCGCTTCCGACACCTACCGCGCCACGGTCGACATCTTCGTCGCCCCCGGCGTCCGCGCCTTCCGCCCCGGCGAGATCGTCCCGGCCGAGGTGATCAAGAACCTCGGCATCGAGGCGAAGGTCGCCAAGCAGGGCACCAAGGCGGCGCAGGCCGTCGCCCCGACCCCGGCGACCGACAAGTGAGCGGCGACGTCCGCATCAACGAGAATGCGCTCCGGCGCATGCTCGAAGGGGATGACGGGCGTCGCTACTTCAAGAAGGCCGCCGACTCGATCCGCGACCGTGCGCGAGCGAACGCTGCCGTGATCCAGCCCGGTCACGAGGACGCGATCGTCTCCGAGGTCAACGTCGACTCGAAGGGCGTCTACGCCGACATCGGCTACGACAAGACCAACCCCGGCTTCGTCCTCTGGTGGGCTGAGGTCGGCACGATCAACCAGCCCGCTCAGCCTCACCTCCGCCCGGCCCTCAAGCCTGGCGACGCCCCTTCCTGACAAGGAGTTCTACCTCATGACTGCTCCCGTTGGCAGTGCTGGCGCCCTCTCCCTGGGTCCCGGCCTCCTGCACTGGGCTCCGCTCGGCACGCCGCTGCCGACCGACCTGACCACCCCGCTGCCCGACACCTACAAGCCGATCGGCTACACCGAGGAGGGCTCCGAGTTCGCCTATGAGCTGTCCTCGGACCCGGTCGAGGTCGCGGAGTCGCTCGACCCGATCCAGTACGTCACGACCGGCCGCTCCGGCACGCTGTCCTTCGCCATGGCGGAGAACACCGTCCGCAACCTGACGATCGCCCTCAACGGCGGCACCGTCACCCGCGCGGCCGACGGCTCGGTCCGCTACGACCCGCCGGAGCCCGGCACCGAGGTCCGTCGCGTCCTCGTCTGGGAGTCCGAGGACGGTCAGGAGCGGTGGGTCTACCCGCAGGTCTTCCAGGGCGGCTCGATCTCCATGGCGCGTCGGCGCGGGGCCGCGAAGGTCACCCTGCCGGTCGAGTTCCGCCTGGAGAAGCCCGCTCTCGGCGGCCCGCCCTTCTTCCCGTTCTACGCCGACGAGCGCGACGGCGACTCCGGCGTCGCTCCCGTCGCCCCCTGATCTACCCCTACCCCTTCAACTGACTGGATCGCCTGATCATGACCACTCCCGCCCGTAAGCCGCGCGCCGTCAAGCCGAAGGCGACCCCCGCTGCCGCTGACGCTCTCGACGTCGCGCAGGCCGAGGCCGCTGACGAGGGCTACGGCTCCGTCACCGTCGGCTCCGAGGACTTCGTCATCGCGCGCAAGCCGCCGATGCTGATGCTCTCCGAGATGGCGCGCACCTCGACCGGCGACCCCGAGGCCGTCGGCGTCATCGCCGAGTTCTTCCAGACCGTCCTCGCGGACTACCCCGCCTTCAAGCGGGCGCTGTACGCGACGGAGGACCCCGACGAGGAGATGTCGAACGCTCTCCAGACCGTCATGGAGAAGACGCTGGGCCGCCCTACCGAGTGACTCAGGCGATCATGAGCTGGGCCGTCGGATCGTGGCACATCGTCGAAGCGCGTCTCGCGCTGCTGACGATGTCCCGGCCCGACGGCCCGGTCTCACCCCTGAGTCTGGACGCGCGCGGCTTCCTCGCTGTCTGCGAGGGCATGCTCCGCGAGTCCGATGAGACCAGCAAGACACTCGACGAGCTGTACGAGGCCGCGAAGCCCGTCGCTCCTCTGAGCCCGGCTGAGGCCGCCGCCGAGCGTCGCTCTCAGATCGACCGTCTCACCCGTCTCTTCGGCGGGTAACCCCGCCACCCCTCCCGAGAGGAGGCGTTTACACTGTCCACTCTCCTGGGCGATGCGATCATCCGCATCCGTCCTGACATGAGCGGCTTCGACAGCGACGTCAGCCGTAACGTCGGCGGAGCCTTCAAGAAGGCCGCCGGGCTCGCGGCTGGCGCCCTCGCCACCGCAGGCATCGGCTCCTTCTTCAAGGGCACGATCGACGCTGCCGCGAACGCCGAGCAGAGCATCGGCGGCGTCGAGGCCGTCTTCAAGAACTACGCGAACACCGTCAAGACCTCCGCCAAGGAGGCTGACCAGGCGCTCGGTCTGTCGCAGAACGCCTACCGCGAACTCGCTACGCTCATCGGAGCGCAGCTCAAGAACGCGGGCACGCCGATGGACCAGCTCAGCGGCAAGACGAACGACCTGATCAAGACCGGCGCGGACCTCTCCGCGATGTTCGGTGGCACGACTCAGGACGCCGTCAACGCTCTCTCCTCCGCCCTCAAGGGCGAGATGGACCCGATCGAGAAGTACGGCATCAGCCTCAACGACGCCGCGCTCAAGGCCGAGGCCGCCTCGCTGGGCCTCGACGTCATGGGCGGCTCCCTGAGCAACGCTCAGCGCGCGCAGGCCGTCATGAGCCTCGTGACGAAGCAGTCGACCGACGCGACCGGCGCGTTCGCCCGCGAGAACGACACCGCTGCGAACCGCGCTCAGCGCGCCGCCGCGCAGTGGGATAACCTCAAGACGTCGATCGGCGACAAGCTCCTCCCCGCGTGGTCCGGCCTGATGAACTTCGTCGGCACGACCGTCCTCCCCGGCCTCTCGAAGGTCGGCGAGTTCGCGGGCAAGGTGACCGACGGCTTCAAGGGCGTCTACGACATCATCGTCAACGGCGACTTCACGGGCACTCTGTCCCGTGCGTTCGGCATCGAAGAGGACAGCCCCATCGTCGGCGTTCTCTTCAAGATCCACGACGGCTTCGTCGTCGTGAGGGACTTCGTGCGAGACCACTTCCAGCCGATCATGGCCGGGCTGGGTGCCGTTCTCGCAGTCGTCATCGCCCCCGCCATTCTCGGCGCAGTGGGCTCGCTCGCCTCTCTCGTAGGCGGCGCTCTCGCCACCGCGTTCGGTGCGCTTCTCTCCCCCATCGCTCTCGTCGCTCTCGCAGTCGGCGGCATCGTTGCGCTCTTCGTCCAGGCTTACCAGGACAGTGAGCCGCTCCGTGACGCCGTCGACAAGCTCAAGAGCGCGTTCTCCGTCTTCTTCGACGCCTTCAAGGCGGAAGAGGCCGAGGGCGGGATCTCCGGCTTCTTCGACCGCCTCAAGGCGGGCATCTCCGCCGCTCTCCCGGTCGTCAAGGAGGCGCTCGCGGAGATGGGTGCTGCCCTCTGGCAGTGGATCCAGGACAACATCGGCCCGGCCCTCGTCAAGCTCGGCGAGTTCCTCGGCAAGATCGTCGACTGGATCTGGAACACCGGCCTCCCCTGGCTCGTCGGCGCGCTCGTCTCGCTCGGCCAGGCGCTCATCGAGTGGATCGGCCCGCGCATCGGCCCGGCCCTCGTTGCGATCGCTGACTTCCTCGGCAAGATCGTCGACTGGATCTGGGACGAGGGCATCCCGTGGCTCGTCGGCGCTCTCTCCGACCTGGGTCAGAAGCTCATTGAGTGGATCGGTCCCCGCATCCCGGGTATCCTCAAGGAGATCGCGGGCTTCCTCGGCGCTGTCGTGACCTGGATTTGGAACGAAGGTCTCCCGTGGCTCCTCGACACGCTGATGAGCCTCGGCGAGAAGCTGCTCGAATGGATTATGCCGCGCATTCCCGGCATTATTAATCAGATCGGCGAGTTCCTCGGCTCCGTCGTCGGCTGGATCATCTTCACGGGCATCCCACTCCTGATCGGTGCGCTCCTCAAGCTCGGCTACGAGCTGATCACCTGGGTCGCCCCGCGCATCCCCGGTCTGATCGCTGAGTTCCTGAGCCTGATGAGCAACGTCGTCAAGTGGATCTTCACTGACGGACTGCCGATGCTCTTCAACGCTCTCTGGGAGCTGGGCAAGGGCGCGGTCAAGGGGATCTGGGAGTCGATGCAGGATTCCCCGCTCTTCTCGAAGCTCGGCGAGATCCTAGACGGCGCGGTCAAGATCATCGGCGATACCTGGGACAAGATCCAGGAGGCCGTGAAGAAGCCGATCCGGCTCGTCTTCAACTTCGTCAACGACAACATGATCGACCCCGTCAACACGATCCTCGACAAGTTCCCGGGCAAGCTGAGCATCCCGCACCTGCCTCAGCTCGCCTCCGGTGGTCTGCTTCGCGGCCCCGGCACGGGCACGAGCGATTCAATCCTCGGAGTTGACCCGAAGAGCGGCGTCCCGACAGCCGCCGTCTCGAACGGCGAGTTCGTCGTCAAGGCGTCGCAGACGCGCAAGCACCTCGGTCTCCTTCGGGCGATCAATGACGGCGTCGGTCAGTACGCCGACGGCGGCCTCGTGCGTCGGTTCGGTGTCAAGGGTCACGGCCTCGGCGACATCGTCGGCGGCGGCCTGAACGCTGTAGGCAACCTCGCAGGTGAGGTCGTGGATAAGGCGAAGGATGCCGTGTCCTCGGTCAAGAACTTCGCTACCGACATGCTGGAGAAGGGCGCACGCAAGGCCGCAGAGTTGGTCCTCGGGCCGATCCGTGACGCTGCGGTCGGCCTGATCCCGGAGAAGGTGCCGCTGACAATGCTCTCCGGCGGCATCAACAAGCTGTACGACGCCGTCCTCGGCAAGGGCGACGAGGCCGACAAGGAGCAGGCGTCGCTAGCGGGCGGCACGTTCGGCAGCTCCGGCAAGTCCACACCGAATGGAGTCGGCGGTCTCGGCCCGGCGGCTGCGGCGGCTCGCGCGTTCGTGCAGAAGACCTTCGGCATCAACAACATCGGAGGCTACGCGAACCGCAACATCGCGGGCACCGGCACGAAGTCTGATCACGCTCTCGGCAAGGCGATCGACGTCATGATCGCCAACTACAAGAGCGCGGGCGGCATCGCACAGGGTAATCAGGTCGCGTCTTACTTCGTGAACAACCCCGGCGCGTTCGGAACGAAGTACGTCATCTGGCGGGATCAGATCAACTCCGGCTCTGGCTGGAAGCCCTACGGTCACCCCGGCGGCGGCCGGAGCGACACGCTCCAGCACCGCGATCACGTTCACGTTTCGCTCTTCGACGACGGCGGCGTACTTCCTCCCGGTCTGACGCTCGCACACAACAAGAGCGGCAAGCCTGAGGGCATTCTCACGAACGACCAGCTCGGCTGGCTCCGCGATGCGGCGTCGGCTCCGACTCAGGCCGCGCCGCTTGTCGGCTCGCTGACCTTTGTGGTTGACGAGCGCAACGGCAGCGTCCGTGACCAGATGGATGAAGCGATGTTCCAGCTCCGTCGAATTGCGCGTGGAGGTGCCAATGCTCGACGCTGAGTGGAGGCTCTCGTATCCTGGTACCGACCTCACCTTCGGCACCTCGGCGACCGCGATCTTCAATCGCACGACTCCTGTCATCGGCGACGCTGACATCCGCAACGCCGACGTCGACCGCCCCCGGGCAGACGGCAAGGCGTTCGGAGTCGACTTCTTCGGCGGGCAGAACATTACCTTCGACCTGGGCGTGCGGGCTCCTACTGAGCCCGCCGTCCGGGCGGAGGTCTCGGCTCTTCGCGCCGCCTGGCGTGCTGACGCCGTGCGCAAGACGCCCGGCGCGGTCGCCGAGCTGCACACCCGCTACGCAGGGCGCGAGCGGGTCGCCTACGGGCGTCCCCGGCGCTTCGCGCCTGACTTCACCAACCTTTCGCTCACTCGCATTGCTTCGGTGACTGCCGACTTTGCATGCGTCGACGACCTCTTCTACGGTGCGCAGGAAATCACGAGTCCGCGCATCGGCACCGTCACCCGCGCCGGAGGCGGCCTGCTCGCCCCGCTGCGCTCGCCGCTGTCCACAACGGTGTCGTCGGATCGCTCGGTCGTCATCGACGTTGAGACCGATCTGCCTGCCTGGCCGATCATCGAGATAAACGGTCCAATCACGAACCCTGTCGTTGAGGTTGTCGGCGTCTTCCGTATCGAGGTCAAGCGCGCTCTCGCCTACGACGAGACGCTTATCATCGACACCCGGCCGTGGAAGCGCACCGCGATTCTCAACGATTCCGGCTCGATCGCCGGGGCCGTGCGCGGCACCCGGCTCTCCGACGCCGCTCTCAACACCGGCAGCTACGAGGTCGCTCTTCGGGGAGACGACCTGACCGGCACCGCTGACGCCTTCATCCGCTGGCGTGCGACCTATCCCTCCTTGTGAGCATCTGATCGATGACTCGCAGACATAACCTCTATGAGGCTTTGCTCGTTCGAGGGATGTGACCGCCCGCACTACGCGAAGTCACTCTGTCAGGTACATCGTCGTCAGCAGTTGCGCGGATCGGACCTCGCTCCGATCCGCGCACCGCGCGGAGTCAAGGCTCGCAGCGTCAATGATGTCTGGCTCAAGAACGGCTACTTGATGCACTACCTCAACGCTGTCTCCGGGGCGGAGTACGTGCACCGCACCGTCATGACCGAAGTGCTGGGCCGTCCGCTGCTCCCCGGCGAGAACGTTCATCACAAGAACGGCGTCAAGACCGACAACCGCCCGGAGAACCTAGAACTCTGGGTGACTACTCAACCCGCCGGTCAACATCCCGAAGACCTAGTTTCCTGGGCACGGGAGATCTTGACCCGCTACGCTTCGTAAGGAGCTGATCACCATTAGCTGGGACTCTGTACCCTGGTTCGTCGGTGGAGGCGCCGAGCACTCGCCCGAGGTTGCTCGCCTGCTCGCCTACGCCGCAACCTCCGGCTCCGAGGGCGTCGTCAACGTCGGTGACCTCAAGGTTCTGCCGCTCAGCGTGCCCGGTGCAGGCGTTCGCGTCGCGCCCGGCGGCGCTGTCATCCGCAGCAAGGCGGCAGGTGGCGCGCAGCAAACCTACGTCGGCCGCAACCCCGACGACGATCTCATCGAGATCGCCGCGACCACTTCTGCTGGCGGGCGCTCCGACCTCATCGTCGCGCGCATCGCCGACCCCTTCATGCCCGGCGAGCCGTTCGATGAGCCTGACGATCCGCGCGTCGGCCCGTACATCTATACCGACATCATCTC